GAGTGCATCGTGCAACACGCCTGCCTTATTCCCAACTCCGCCAAATAACAGATAGGCGAATGGGGCGCGAGGCACTGAGCAGAGATCAGTGGTGAACCCTCTCGGCACGATAACTTCAATTACCGATCCATCATCATTCACCACTGCGCAATAAAACGGGGTGTGAAGCTCAAAAGTGCCCTCTGGCAGCTCACGCATGAGCAAATCATTCAGGAATTCGACTCTCATATCAGGCTTTCAGGTAAAAATGCCCCGAGAGCCTATTTCTAGGCCCGTAGGCGCATTTTAAGGTGTGAGGAATAAACGACTCAGGCAGAGCCGTTTAAAGCGTGCAGGATGCGATTACTTCAACGTGATTTTGGGTGCGCTCGTAGTTGACGTACTCGCATGCAGAACTTGGGAGCAATTGCACGATCGAGCAGCCGGAGAGGAACAAACTTAGGATGAAAATACGCATTAACCTTCCTCCATCATTTTTGCGAGTCGTCTTGCACGGTTGCCGGTCTGCTGCGCCCATTTCGAATTCAGCATTTCCTTTGCCGCATCCTGGTATTTCTCGGCTTGAATCAGCGTCAGGGTATTCTTGAACTTGAGCAGGCCGCTTATGCCTAACTGGAAGGCCATGTTTACCAACACTCGTGCCCGGTTATCGGAGAGCTTGTGCCACCATGGAAGGTGCATGTTGAGCTGGGCCAATACACGTTCAATGTCATGGTCTAGCAGCATCATGGCTTCGCTGGCAGATATGCCTACGTCATCAATGTTCCGCCCTATACCTATCGTGAGCTTGCCAGCAGTGCAGCGATAAGGCTTGAGCTTCAGCCCTTCGTCGCGGATAAGCTCGTCTTTCAGGAGTTGTCTATTCAGCATCGAGCACATCCATCTTGCTGGCTATGAACTCCCGAACATCGCTCGGTAGTTGCCGCGCTTCTTCAGGAGAGCAGCCGAGACAATATCCATCGTCTATTTCCGCAGCATCATAAGCATCGCCGCAGCTCTTGCAGAGTCCGACCTCAATCATTGCCTCACCTCTGCTTCTGTGTATTTCTTGATTGCCTCTTCTAGCTGTGCTTTCTGCTCTGGCGTAAGTTGATAGCGGCATGCCGTTGGTTCTGTTATTTTGATTGGCCCAAAATGGTTGCACCCGCTTTGGCATTGATTGCATGTGCAGTTGCTACTAACCATCAGAACTCCCCTTTGAACTCTTGAGGCTTGCCGAGCAGGAAACAGTTAGCCGGAATGCCTGATGTGTCGCCGCCTGCCCACTGAATCTCGATAATGTTTTCATCGAACTTGCGGAAGCAGCCGAACAGGTATTGGTTGTTGCTGGTGTTATGGGCTACAGCGCCATAGGGGTATTTGTCTTTGTACTTGGTGAGGGGGCAGTCAATCTTCTTGATGTGGATGGAGACAACAGGCCCCATGCGGCAAGTAAGGGTGTCGTCAGCGTGAGCTTTGGGGATAAGTGCTAGTGCGATTGCTATAGTCGTAAAAAAAGCCGCGATTGCGGCTGGTATGCGGTACATGGTTTGCTCCTAGTCAGGTGTGTACTCAAAAACTACGCGGAAGAAGAACAGGTCTATTGAGAGGTAATGGCTGTCGTTGTCGTCGTACAGGTCGCCGCCATACACATGCTCGGCACCTATGACGCAGCCGGAGATACATTCGAGGGTGCAGGTAATCATAGGTAGTTCTCCTTCAGGAACCTGATGGAAACCGCCATCTCGTCAAACGCGCCATCGTTAACCTCGTGTAGCATGTACAGCCCGCGCCAGTGCTGGTTGCCCTGCTCGCCTAGGTAATCTTCGTCATGCTCGTAGAAAGAACCTGCAATAATCGCGGTCATCTCTTTGCCGTCAGCTCGGCGGCTGTAGGCAATCTGTCGGCCCTGTTGGTGCCCGGCAAAGCAGCTCATGTGTTTTTTGGTGAGCAATGCTTGCGCTGTGGTAATGGGTCTGCCCATCACGCCAGAGGTGAAGTAGTGCGAATAGGCAATTCCGTCAATGGTCACAACCTGGAGGAACGGGAACACTTCCCAGTCTTGGTATGGAAGGTCATCAACGGAGACCAGGCCCTCCAGCTTTCTGTCCTCGTTGACTACGCGATTAACGCGGTTCTCATGGTTGCCGAGGGTCATCACCATGCGAGGGCTGTATTGCTTTTCCTTGTTACGCTTGAGCCTCGCCTGTTCGGCGTATAACGGTTCCAACAAAGCGTCCATAGCCTCTCTAGCGGCCCAAATATCGTCTTTGTAGTTCCGCCCTTCGAATGACTTCAAACCTCTGTCATAGGAGCTTAGGGATGGGAAATCGGTGAAGTCGCCAATGCAGACAATCACATCTGGCTTCTTCTCGACTATGTAATTTCCAGCAGCGCGGAGGTAGTTAAAATCGCTTCCAGGCTTGGCCTGAACATCAGGCAGAACAAGGTGTTTAACGGTCACGCTAGCTCCTAAAAGTTGCTTTCAGTTTTTCTACCCAGCCAGTCACGGTTTTGGTCTCCCATATCCGAATCGCAGTCCAGATGATCGAGAACAAAGCGGCTATGGCTGGCAACCATTCAGCGAGTGCGCCAAGCACGGTTACAATGGAAAGAGCGTCTACGGCTTGCTTGGAAGGTTCGCTGATGTGGTTCATTCGTCTAGCTTTCATAGGCGTAAAAAAACCGCCGGAGGCGGTTGGTAGTTGTGATAGGTTTCTACTTCGTTACTGTTGTGCTATCGTTCAAAAAATCCAGCTGCGATAGGGGCTTAGTGTGAAACTGCTTCACCTGAAAACAGACATTGTCTTTTGGATAGGCTGTATCCCAGATTTCATTGGCTTCTGTCTACTTGCCTACATCATCTCTCCTCTTTACGACGCGACATTCTCCGAGGGGCAGCAGGAGAAAATATCCCAACTCTCAGAGAGCCAAGGCATACAGGCCGCCATCAAGTTTTTTCTATTACTTCTTTGCAAGAAGGTTGCAAAGTTTGTTGTTGGCTCTACCCTTACCATTACTCTTGCGCCGCTAATGGTTATAGGCTTTATCATGTTTCTTATCGGACTTTTCATATGGGAGCAGGTCGAGGATTATTTCTGGCCGTTCCGCAGGTGGCTACTGCAAAGACAATGGGAGAAACTTAGCTCCGATCAACCTTCACCTGAAGCCACCCGCAGTACGGCTCAACCACAACAGCTTGCGAAGTTGGCCAATACTGAAGTCCAGCCACGTAGCTCATAATTGCAACATACTGACTTCCAGACACCCCTTCAGGCACCTTGTAAATCGCATTGAGCGGCATCATTCCATGATGCATCTTGCCATTCTGTGTCAGGTTGTAGCCGGGGAATCTGGTGATGAATTTTCCGTATGCAGGCTCCGTCCCATTGGATAGAGAATTCATATTCTCAAGTCCGGCAGTGCCACTATCGGTAGGCGTAAGAACAAGACCCGCTGAGAACTCGACCAATGTATTTAAATCATTGGTAATCTCGAAATGACTTGCGATTGTCAGCAAGTCTCCAGGCTGCAAGTCAGGAATAAGCACATGCGCCACACGGCGGAAGTGCCTATCAGTGCCAACGCTGTACTGGACTGCGGGAATGGTTGATACAAGCTCTACCGGATAAGGCGCTTCGTAGTAATCGAACTTTCTAACCGACCCCTTCAATTGAGCTTTAATCATGTACCGTAACAGTCATTGTGGTTGGTATGATCCAAGCACTATCAACCGACCTTTTCCCTAAGTAGGCATTAGCCTGGTTATGGCACTTCCAGAACAGCTCGTATGTCACATTGCCAGTGACAGTAGCCGTGTCCTGATGTATGAAGCTCAGCGTCCTGGCTGCGTCTGCGTTGTCTGCACGAATTACCGACAATCCGGTCTGGGGAGACGAATGTAAATCAACACCGTTGCGACGAATGGTGAAATGCACTATGCCGTCAGGCGTTCTGCTAACCACGCCTCTTACGTCAATCAAAATCTTCTGCCCAGATACCACCGATACAGTGCAAGATAATCCAGATGCCGCATAAGAGATTTGGTCGGTACTAATTACTCCAGGTACGGATGAATGCTTGATAGCGGCTCCACCACAAGATTGACCATTTCTAAGCCACTCAAGAAAATCCACTTCAGTTCCGGTATGGCCGTTATCCAGCCATGTTTGATATGCAGACTTCCCGGATGGTCCTGGCGGAACATCCTCTGGGTTGATCTCGATGAATATGTTCGCTGGGATCATGGCTTAATCACTCGTAGATGATGTTGATGGTTCCGCTGTCAAACGTATCAGTGCCATTACCAGTAGTGATGCGCACTCTGTCCAAAGTCGCACTGAGTGCTTTTGTGCCAGCACCGGAGCGTCCGCCATTGGTGTTGGAGAACCCGGAATTGAAAGTACAAGCCCATGTATTAGTGGCGGCATCTACCAGCGTCAGAATGTAGACAGCATGCCTTACCGTAGCCGCGTTCGCGGTATTGTCAGAGAAGCCTCCGGAGAAGTTGGAAACTACAGTGTCATCTATTACCGCACCCAGATACCCGCTAGTTTCGACGCCACCGGAATCGCCAATTTGCACCACAACACTCGCCGTACCGTTTGTGCTAACACTAGCCAAAGCTATTGTGACTTTCTTGGTGCCAGCGGGGATGCTTGTAAAATCAACCGAAGACCCAGAAGCGCTCACTGCGGTCCCCAGATTGGAGCCGCCAATCTTATTAAGAAGTGTTTTTTTGAGTGCTGTTGCGCTTGCGTCGTAGATCAGGGCATAGTCTGCCGCTCTGTCTGGGGAAGTATCTTCAGTAGCCCCTGTAATTGCATCAGTGCCTAGCTTTGCGAAAGTAACAGCGCCATCAGCCAGCTTCGCTGTTGCTACAGAACCATCAGCCAGTGCAACAGGAGTGCCGCTTTGCTTGATGTAGCCAACACACTTCCAGTTACCAGAACCGAGTGAACGGAATTGGGCCACATCGCCATTCGCAGTTGTGATATTGGCGGAACCTGGGAGGATGAGAGAGGTAGCGTTATGCGTGAGCGTGAGTGCGCCAGTGAAGCGGACGGTGCGAACAATGCCAGCAGCTACCGTGCCGAGGGATGTGATTGTAGTGGTGCCGGTCACATCAACGAATTCCCCTGTAGCAGCTCCGAGGTCAATGGTCGAGGCAGAGGCAATGTCTGAGCCTTTGGCATTGGTAGAGCGGAGAATCGCCTGTATTGCACGAAGATAGTCGTCAGCATTGGTTGGGGATTCTGAGCCAGCAGGCGTGTTGCTAGCTGCCGTGGTGGACATATCCTGCATGGCAGTTGGGATTGCGGCATTGGCAATCGGACTAGCCGCCAGCAACAGAGAAAGAAGTAAGGCTAAACTCTTCTTGAACATGTGTTTCCTTTCAGCGCTTCACAGCGTTAGAAATGAGATTGACAAACATAAAAAAAGCCCCGAATATGGGGCTATGACTGAAGATCAAATAGCTAGGATTATTTGCGTTGCTATTGCAATACCTATTTGGGCTTTACTGATTCAAAAGTCCAAGCCCTACCGCGCTAGATGCTGGCAGTATGTAGTTACTGTTGTTCCTTATAAATTGGGCCGTTGGTGCGGCAAATCCTGGTCTATTTGTAAGCAGGCCGTTAATAGCACGTTGACCTGGCTGGGTATAAACGGAAGCACCAGCAAGTAAAGGCAATCCAACCGTAGGCTCTAGATAAGCAGCCAATCCGCTACCTCCAAGCAGCAACCTATCAGCAGTCCCGCTATTCGGCAAACTATCACCCAGCACCGATTTTCCGGCGTCGGTTAAGTCTTGCATTGGAGCATTCCCTCTAGCAAATGCTGCCTTGTCCTTTGATCTATCCATAGCCTTGACGGAGTTTTGCAACTGAGATGGGGTAAAGTTCCCATCAACCGCCCCAACTGACGAGGCTGCACGTTGGATGCGCTTGAATTGCGCATAGGCTTGATTGGTTTTCTGCAAATCCTTTGCCAATGGGCCAGCTTGACGGGAAAGCATATCGCGCAACTCTTGCTGCACTTGCTTCACGGCTGGGGCAACACGGTTATCGAAAATGTTCTTAGAGGCTCCGAGATTGGCAGTGATTCTCCCAAGCTCACTTTCAAGATCCTTGAAACCCTGTGAGGTTATTACGCCATTGGCATCCTGTGCTGACTTGATGGTATCCAGCACAGCGTCATATTCCAGCTTCTTGTCTGCTGGCACTTTCATGTTGCCGACAAGCGATGTCAGAGATTGCAGTTTATTGCTGAACTGCTGATCCGGAACAACAGCCCCGATACTGGACAGCACATTATCGTAGTTATCTCTCAACACTGTTTCGGTATATTCCAGTGCCTGCCTTCCTGATAACCCTTTGGGCAATTCCATACCAAGAGGCTTCAATGCTCTGTTATAAGCTGCCGCCTCAAACTGCGCGTTGGCCTTCCCTCTGGCATTGCCTACAAGGTCGCCCACAATCGGATAACTGCCAAGTTTCTGCTCAAACGAATTCCACCGACCGCCCAAAGTCTGCCCGATTGTCGGATTAACACCTTCTTTCTTGAGCAGTTGAAGCTGTGCATTACTGGAAGCATTAGGGCTGAGCAGACGGGATGCACCACGTACCAGCTTCTCACCTATAGGCCCAGCAACTCCGCCTATAGCGGCCTGCTTTGCCTTCTCGGTTGCGAACTCAGCTCCTTCATCTACGCCGATAACTGGCGTAGACGCCGCGCTGACAGCGGCACCACTTGCCACTGATTTAGCTAGCCCTGATGGAAGGCGCGACGCAATAGCGGCATTGGCGGGGCTTAGAACATTTCCGAGGATGCGATAGCCATCAATCCCAGATTCTCCGCCATCCGTTCTGGCTTGCTGATACGCTTGCTCTTGCTCTGTAATCTGCTGGTTTACTCCACCTTCAGGGAGCTTTCCTACGAGTCCAGTAGTGTCTGCAAGGAAGTTGTTAAACCTATTGCCAGCATTTACCACGCCATCAGGTAGTAAGTTGGTTATGAGCTGTGCGCCAGCATCAATTGGGTCGCGCATACCCTTGCCAATCTTATCCATCCTGCTCGGAGCTGCCGCTGCATTCTCAACAAGAACTAGACGAGCTGACTTGCTTGTTGGAATCTCATCTACCTCTACAAGTCTAGCCATAGTTATTCCTCGATTCTGTAGCGCTTGCCGTTTTTGGTCACATAGTAATTTCCATCAGCGCCGAGTGTGCCCAGAACACCCTTGCCATCTACCTTGAACTGCTTGGATTTTGGCTGCTTCCCAGGTGGGTTTTTGTTTCCTGGAACCTTGTCAGGCTCTCCCAGCACATCAAGAGTATTTAGCCCATTGCGCTCTGCAATACCCTCATACTCTCCACGCTTGGCGTTGTAGAGATTCGCGCTTTCTGCATACAGCGAGTCAGCAAGCGTCTGGAAGTCCTTGCGTTGCGTTGGAGTCAGCTTCGTTCCCTTCACAACCATATCTGCGTAGTTGTAGAGCCTGTCCATTGCGCCACTTGCCGCCATCGCCATACCCAATTCAGACTCGCGTACAACAGAACCAGGGTCAAGAATCTTCATGAGCTTGGTAGCGCCAGCCAAGTCGCCAGCGGGACTAGCTTGCTTGAGCGATGTACTGATTTGCGAGTAGGCCGATTGAACGTCCTGATGAGCCTTGTAAATAGGCTCTGAGCGGAAGTCCCCGCGTAGTTTAAGGGTGTTGTCGAAGCCCTTTTGCCCTGTGTTGACGCTGATATTGTTGCTAGATGCGCCAGCTCTCTTCAGCTCTAACTGGAAGTCTTTGAACGTGCCAGGATAGCCCTGCGATTGCGCGAACTGATACTCCCGAACCTCATTAGGCAAGTTCTCTGATTCCGGCTTGGCGAACTTCTGCCCTTCGATAATGCGACCGCTTTTCTTGTCGTACATACGACCATCAGGGGCTATATCGTAATTGGCCTCTTGCGTCTGGAAGCGTTGCTTA